TAAGAGCTAATACAGTTGAAACAGCCATATCATTGGCTTTAGCAATATCCGCAATATGATCCGCAAATTCCATTGAAGATTTTGCAAATTCCATAAATCCTACAGCTAGACCTGCAAGACCTAATTTGACACCAAGGGAAGATGCTGCAAACTCTTTTAAACCAGCTTGAGCTTTACCCAATCCAGCATTAAATTCGCCTGCATCTAAACCTAATACAACACCTAATCTTGAAATTAATGCCATAGTTATTTTTTCTTAAATTTATTTATTTTAAAGTCAGGAGCTTGCGACATAAATGTCAGTAATGAATCACTAGGGGAAGATTCTACATCAGGATAGATATAATTATATACATTGCCTAAAATTGATTTAAGAGCATAAGGCGAAGTATTAGGTGGTCGCATATAATTAAATACACCATTAGTCAATTGACCAACACCCACTAAAAGACCTTTATTTCCTATCAACCCATCAGCATACATCACCATAATCTCATGCATNGTAGCTTCATCTAGCTCATCAATATCTTGTATTGTATGCCCATTAAAGACCATGTGAGCGCGAACCTGCGCCCTTAATGAGCCAGTTACTTTGACTTTATATTTTGATAATCAGGTGATATAACATCATTAATTTTATCCACAATTTGCAATTGAATTGCTAAAGGAATTTCAGCATCAATATCGGCATAAGTTAATGTATTAACATCTTGCCCTTCTTGTGGAACTAAAAACTTAAAGTATTCTAAAATTCTAAACTGTGTTAAATATGTATTTTTAGCAGCTTCTCGCATTGATCTATCATTAACCAATACATCAGTATCAGATTTAACTACAACATCTTCTGGAAATGTTTTTAAATCAGAAATTAAATCTTGGTAAATATTTTCAATTGCATCTTTATTTGGATTTTTAAACTCATTATAAATAGATTCTATTCGAGCTACACTTGGCACTTGCACTTTTAAAGTCGCATCACCAAATTGAAATGTTCTAGTTAAAATTGAAAGCCTATGATCTTCATAGTCTTTACCTAATAATTGTCCTAATTTACTCATACCATTTTGCTCCTATATTGTTCGATTTTTTGTTGTAATAATTTACCTAATAAGTCTGATACTTGTTGCGCCTGGCTTTCCAATGAAACCCTTAAATATGGTCTTGCACTTACATTTTTAGTCCCAAATTCCATGGCTATTGCTCTGGCATCATAAAAGATACCTTGCTCTGCATAGAATCCTTTAATGGCTTTCGCCTTTAATCTTTTATCAGTAATATGTTTTGTAGCTTCATAAGCATTTTTTTTCATGCTTCTTGGTATAGGTTTTGTAGTTACTATAGCAATTGCCGCATCATTTGATTGCACATAATTAGAGCTTTTGTCTTTACCTGTCGGTCTGCGACCTACAATAGATAAAGAATGAAGTAACATTTCAGTATCACCTTTAGGCACTAAAGATTGAGCCATAGATAATACAGGCTTCATAGCTTGTTTAACTACTGGCACTAATACTTTGCTTTGCGAAGTTTTATCGCCTATTTCTTCCCTCAAGGCATCAAAGACCGCTTGAGTTTCAGACAAGCCTTTGACATCAAAAGTGTAACCCATTAATCTGCCTTAATAATTTTTTGATAAATAGTGTTATTTAGCTTTACTACATAATCAACAACTTCTTCAGGCGACATTTTATCTGCATGAGTTTTAGCAATTTCATGGGCTAGATTAATTCCTGTAAGTCTTTGTTGAGCAAAACCAAACCAATTCTTTTGACCTGAATTGGCTTGGCTTACCAAATAACTTAATAAATCATCACTCGACTTGATCTGTGCTGTCATCTTTTTTCTCTTTTGTTTTAACTTGTTGAGTATAAGGATTAAATTTAGCTAATACTGAAAGCGCTACATATTCTTGACTTCCAACTTTAGCTTTTGCCAATGCATCATTAACTTCTTTAGCATCAACTGGCAATCCCTTTGCTACAGAATCTAAACTTCTGTAAGTGGTTGTTAATATTTCTAGTGCTTCAGATACTTGCATATTTATACCTTATTATGAATTGTTAGACCAACCATATTGATTTCCGCGCGGATGGATTGTAAATGTGCATTTTGTTTCAGCAGTTGGAACTGGATCAATTTTAAATTCAGATACTCGACCATTGAAAGAATAATATACATTGTTTGTGCCATCAGTTGCTTCAATTACAAATGTGCGATCAACTGTGCCATTGTAAGCATCACCGCGAATAAGTAATAAGTTTGCATCAGAAGGATTCCAAGCAGCAACAATAGTCATTGATGTTGGCTTTGATTGTGTTGGAATAATATCAGATTGTCTTGAACCAGCAACAGCAAAATTAGCTGAAGCATCATCTTGACCAAAAGCTGGGATAGCTTCAACTGGAACTAAATTTTCTGAAACAGCAATAGCTGATACTGAAGCATATACTGAAAGGTTAGCTACTGTTAAAGGTGTTGGTGTTGCAGTAGGTTGCATATATAATGATGCGCTAAACCCAGGTAAAATTTTATTTGGTAGTGCCATAATTTATTTCCTCACATTAAAAAAATTAAAAAATCTTATGTTGGTATATCTAAAGTGCAATCCATATAAACTGTATGGAGCGCAGTAGTATTGTCATATGCATGATAAAGCCAAGCCACATCAGCTTTAGATATTTGAAAACCATAAGTTGGTCCACCAAATAATCCACTATAACCATGAAGCGACTGTATGATGTCATTAGCTGTATTAAATACATCATCAGCAGTAGTTCCAAAAACACTCATTTGAAATATCGGTCTGTCAATGCCCTTAACATTTTGATATTTACCAGTATAAACAGGCTGGTGAACATTTCTTAAATGCCAAGTTACAAATCGACTTTCGCTTGCATAGTTTCGGTTAAAATCTGAATAAACCTTAATAGGGTTTATTATATCACTTAATTGCCATTGTATCGCTTTGCCATATACTACAGGACTATTTTGTGTAGCCATTTTTTATACCTTTGTAACAGGATCATTGCGATAACATAAAATAGTAACACTCATTTTGTCATTAGCTTCAATACAATCAGTTATTCGCCAATCTGCACCTCTATAAGTAATAGAGTATAAATTTTGATTCATAACTACTTGTTGCATCCATGGTGTGTAATTAAATACAAACCTTGTTAAATCCTGATAAATTCTAGTGTCATTGCTTATTTGTAAATTATTCTTGACATCTTGAACAAGCGGTCTGCCTGTAAACCATTTGGTTATTTGGGTTACATTTTCGCCTAAATCGCTTGTTGTGAATGTTAAGTTATTTACATCCACATTTTCATATCTTGAAATAGCCATTTACATCACCAATGGTTTATAAGGTCTTAATAAAGCATCAACTCCATAAGGAATATTGTGTAACATATTTATAGTTGTTTCTGATCGATTATTATAAAGATGTGTTAATAACAATAAAGCAGCCTGTTTAATTACTGGGAAAGCTTGTAAAAAGTTAGGTGTCAAAGTATATTCACACATTAAAGGCGCTGTTCTACTTGTGCTAATACTGTTATTAGGCAATGCATTTATAACAACTTTATTGCCTGTAGCATCATAAAAATATTGTGTTGGATTAACTACCTGAAGCACATTTGGAGTGCCACCATCCCAATATGTAACACTATTAATGACTGTGCTACCACTATTAAATTTGTCTTTATACATAACCTCTGGCAAATCCAAACATAATGGAGTGCCATAAAGTGAAGCTGTAGAGTAATAAGTTCTAAAGCTTACAGGAAAGATTGGCATACCAAGATAATCTTCAATATGCATCCTAACTGCTAACTCTAAACCACTTAAATAATCATCTTGAGATTGATCACCAAACAAATTAAGTTGTTGAGTGATTTCATCTAAAGTAAGCCAATTAGTAGTTAAATCCCTATTAATTTGCTCTATTTTTTCATAGTTAAATGGGTTTCTAGAAGGTGCAAGAAACATACCACCATAAGCCATAATGTCTGGAGTGGTTGAACTAGGCATTTAATTATGCTCCGTAAATAAACACACCAGCATAAGGATTCCTAATGCTTGAAGCTAATCTTTCTTCAGCATATAGAGTTACAAAGCCTGGTTGTGTTTGGTCATATCTCTTTAATGTCCAAGTTTCTGCATCAGCAATAGTATAGAATTGTTCCCAATTTGCTAATACACCCATTAATGCGCCAGAAGCAGGCGCAGATAAATAAGGATTAGGAATAACTGGAATCCCAAATATATGGACTGCCGCGCCACCATCACCATCACCAACTTCAAGTAAAAGTGGTAATCCAGCAGTATCTTTAACTTTTCTTAATAAAGAAATTAAAGCTGGATGCATATGCCATGCTGTTCCAGGCATATACCAATATTGAGCTGGTAAAAGATTAAGTGTGTTTACAAGGTCATCATAAGTTGGAGCAGTTGCACTATAAGCTTCATATAAAATTGTATGAATACCATTAGTCATAGCTGTGCCAGATGTTCCATAAGATGCAGCGCTTGTGCTTGCACCATAAACACCTAAACCTCTTAAACCTTGTGTTCCACCTGTGGTTATAGTTGTTGAGCCTGCTTGATCATTGTTTGTAGCCATTGAAGCTGCTTCTAACTGACTAAATTCTAAAAATAAATCTTTAACAATTGCTTCTTCTAAATAATTAACATCACCTAAAATAGCTGTTCTAATTGGAAGTTGAGCTGAAATTACTCTTGTTGGTAATTGCCAAATGTTAGTTGCAATATCTGGTTTACCATTATTTGGTGTAAATGTATAACCCCATGGATTATGTCCACTTGTTGAATTAGTTGCATTACCTACTTTAGCCACAAATTGAACTGCGGAATCATTGGTAACTGCGATTTGTCGGCTTCCAATTCTAAAAGGATTAGCATATCGGAGCGCGGCAAAAGCTTCATCAAAGTATGTTTTACCACCAACATCAAGACCGCTACCTGTAATTGCAGAAGCTTCATCTAAATTGTCAGTATCTTTTTTAGATTTTTTATCTTCTTTGCGAAAGCTAACTATGGCTTCGCCATCAGTAAGTGCCTTCTTAATTCCTTCTAAAACTAATTTGGTTGCCTTCATTTTTATTTTCCTAATAAATTAAAGGTAGGGCAGATTGCTCCGCCCTTCCTGTATAACATTACATCTTTAGTAGATGATTAATCTACATAAGCTGCTGATCTGTATCGAATGATAGAGAAAGGATCAACAACAGAAGATGCCAAGCGCTTTTCACCATAGAATGTGATAAAACCTGGTTGGGTTTGATCATATCTGCGAAGAATCATGTTTAAGCGATCAACAATTGTATGACCTCTTGACCAATCACCGAAATACATTGGATAAGCATTTGTATTTACAGATGGACTTGGTGTAGTAGGAATTAATGGTGAGCTAACATATTTATTAACTACAACATCAAAACCTAACAATGTGCCAACAATACCATCATTGCGAGCTAAACCATCAATATAGATTGGTCTGCCATTTGTGTCTGTAAGACCGCGAATAGCAGCTAACATTAAAGGATTAACCACAAAGCGAGCTGATGGTGTCCAATATTGTTGTGGTAAAGCATAGATGAAGTTCACAATGTCTTTATAAGAAACATTGTTAAATAAACCAACACCATTACCTGCACCAGCAGCATCAGAACCATTTGGAATCAATTGGTCATAAGTAGCTAATGTATGTAAACCATCAGTTGAAGCTGTGCCTGAAGAACCAAAAGCTGCTGTAGTGATTTGACCACCAGCATAGCTTGAAGCTGCACCAGGATATTGATTTAAACCGCGCAAGCCATTTGATCCACCATATAAAACATCAGCAGGAACAGCTTGATCATTGTTTTGAATCATTGATAGACCTTCTTGTTGGCTAAATTCAGCTAACATATCATCGATCACATTTGATTCTAAACCATCGATGTCATCAAGAGCAGCAGTTCTGATTGGGAACTGTGTATTGATGTCTTTAAGGTTTAATTGCCAAATAGATGTTGATTCTGTTGTTGGATTAGGACCAGATGAAGTATTTACATTGATCGGATAACCCCACATAGCACCAGCATTACCTACTTTAGCTCTGAATTGATATGTTGAACCATCAGTTGCAACTGTGCGAGAAACACCGCGCATTGGGTTCATTAATCTTAATGCATGGAATACTGGATCGTAGAATGTTCTACCACCAACACCAGCACCAGAGCCAGTTAATTGTGAATCTTCTTGCATATAAGCTTGCATTTCTGATTCATCAGCAAAAATCTTAATTTCTTTTTCAACTTTAGAATTGTTGTAAAATTCTTTAAGAGATTCGCGAACTCTGCGATTTGCATCTTCTTTAACTGATTTTGTAACTTTAATAATTGAAGGAGCTTGAACTGATGCAACTTTAGCTTCTAAAGCAGCAACTTTTTCATCAAAAGAAGCTGTAGTAGCAGCAATTTTTTCATCAACTTGAGTGATGATTGCAGCTTGTTCAGCAACTAGCTTTTCTTCAATCTTGTCTAATTTTTCGATAACTTTTTCTGACATGATTAATTTCCTAATTTTTGATTTAATTTCTTTAATAACTTGCGCTCTTTAAGAGCTTCAAGTATCGCCTGTTCGACATCCGCATCAGGTTCACTCTGAATTGGAGCGAGTTCAACTACTTCCTTGATCTCATCGCGAGCTTTTAAGATTTCATTGAATTTGCTAGATGCGGATGTTGCATCTTTTCTCGAAAGCCCTGCATCGCGCAAAGCCTTCTCGATATGTTTGAGATTTGCAGAACCATCTTCTCTGAAAAACTCTAATTTCTTTACTTCAGCCATTGGATTATTAGGTTGCATCACAATTGATACTTCTTTTAAACCGCCTTTAGTAATTTGGAAGTAGCCATCTTCATAACCAGGATCAGTTGTATCTAATGGTGAGCCTTCTGCATCAACCATTTGATATTCATCAGCATAAGCGCCTACAGATACACCGCCAACCATTGCTGGGCTTTCTTTCATAATTGTATATAAGTCTTTACCAGCACTTGTGTTTGTAAATAAGCGACCTTTGCCAGTCATGCCTACATCATCAAACTCAAAACCAGTCCATTCACCTACTGGCATGGATTCATCATTGTGTTGAAAATACATAGGAAGTGGTTTGCCTGTTTTAGCAAATTCATCAGCCCAAGCTTTAAATGTTTCAGGTTGATAATTGAATTTGCGACCATCAGCGCCTTCTCTAGCACCCCAAGTTGTTAGCATTGCTTCAATATTTCCACACATTTCAGATTCATCAGCAGCTATACCTAAAGCTACTTTAGATTCAAAAAAGTATTTGGAAAATT